CTGCCAGTTACTGCTAAATGTACAAGGCTTTGATGTGAATTGGTAACCTTGGCATCATTTAAAGTCACCCTGGTACTAAAACTAGCACTTGGTGCAAAGAACGATCCGGAAATCATTGCGGCTGTAAACACGCCATTTCCTTCTAAAGCAGTTGTTCTTGTACTAAAACTAGCACTTGGAGCAAAGAACGATCCACTAATGTCTGTTGCAATTTGGGCTGAACTACTTATTATATTTGCGGTATGGATTACACTTGTTACTGCTGCATCTGTATAGCTTATTTTTGCATCATTAGTAGTTACCCTTGTACTAAAACTAGCACTGTCAGCTATTAAATTAGGACCTATTATATTACCACTCGAACTTATATTACCTGAGGCTGTTATGTCGCCAAACAATACATTACTGCCAGTTACTGCTAAATGTACTAGACTTTGATCTGTATTAGTAACCTTGGCATCGTTCAAAGTCACCCTGGTTGAAAATGAAGCACTTGGTGCAAAGAATGATCCGGAAATCATTGCGGCCGTAAACACTCCGTTACCTTCTAAAGTGGTTGTTCTTGTACTAAAACTAGCACTGTCAGCTATTAAATTAGGACCTATTATATTACCACTTGCACTTATATTTCCAGATGCTGTTATATGTGTTTGTACTGTGATATCACGAGCTACTGTAAATAGTGAATCACTAGGCGTATCTGTTCCTATTGTTACTTTTTCAGCCAATGCATCTGTAAATAAAAGATGAGTGTCGTTGTTACTTTCTACTCTAAAATCCACTGAATATTGTCCGGTATCGTTAATTACCACCTGTTGAGATGAAAATTTAGCTGTCTCTAAGCCATTTGCATACACTTGCCAATAATCATCATTAACTAACTTAATATATGTAGTATCCTGATTTTCGGATTGTAATCTTGAGTTGTCTGCTAAAATAAAATTTTCACGGACAGATATATTACTAGCCTTTACATCACCACTTGCGCTTATATTGCCTGATGCTGTTATGTCGCCAAATAATACAGCGCTGCCAGTTACTGCTAAATGTACTAAGCTTTGATCTGTATTAGTAACCTTGGCATCATTCAGAGTCACTCTCGTACTAAAACTAGCACTTGGTGCAAAGAATGCTCCAGATATTTCAGTTGCAATTTGGCTAGATGCTGAGATAAAGTTTCCTGCATCCGCAAAGTCTGCTCTCTGTGCATGGGATGATGATACTTCATGTGTTATTTCTACTGACGCAGATAATGCATATGAAGCTGTCATATATAATATTGGTGCTAATGAACCTATGCCGTCTCGCACAAATCCATCGTCGCCTACCTGTAATACTCTTTGATAAGTATCTTGAATATTTTGGCCTGTTAAGTCTGGTAAAGCCATTTATAACCTTATTTTTTATATAAACCTTTGAGAACGCCTTTGATAACTTCTTTATGTTTGTTCTCAGTTAATGGTTTATGTTTTCTGTATGTTGCAACTATTTTATTTAACCTATCCTTTTTAATAGATAGATTTTCTAATGTTATATTTTCACGTACTAATAATTTCATAATATTAGTAACATGGTCAATATCTGTTTTTGTTATTTCTTGGCTTACATTAGAAACTTGAATTTTATTTTCTTTAATAACTGTTTTATTAGTCTGTGATTTAACTTCTACCGTGACCTTCTTACTAGCTTCGATGTTAAATTCTGACTTCCATGGCGTAAAATATGTATCTTCAGCGATGACTTCTAAACGTATATTTCCAGTTGTAGATTCGTCAATCAATCCTTTTAATTTCTTAATAGGAATTTCACACTTTCCAGAGTTGCTTATCTTTCCGGTGAACATTAAACTATAATCATTAGTTTCGACAACTAGTCGTGCTACCGACTTCTTGAGACTTGCGCCGGATATTTTGATATCGCATTCAAACAGTTCTGCTTTATCTGTAAATAATTTATACATGTATATTCTCCACGGTTAAATTTACTCCCAATACTTCTTTAACTACTAATTCTATATCCTTAGCATCTACGTTAATATCATCTCTAATAGTTTTTTGTCCGGAATAAGTTTCTATACCTTTTACTTTACATATTAATTTAATAAATCGCTTCTTTTTTTCTGGTGACAATTGTTGGATCGCATCTGCAATACCGCCATTGGCATTAATTACATCTACAACTTCTTCAACTAACTGGACTTCATCCCATTTATAAGGATTATCGTTCCATTTAAAGTCTGCGTCTTCCCATTTTATTTTAGTAGCCATTTCTTTTATATAAATATGCTAGTTAATGATAACCATTCAATAATTCTAATAAATCATCTATTGCGCCATGCCTATGCGAATCCTCAAGTACAGTCTTGTATACATAATTAGATACTGTTAGCTTTGCCATGTCATGGTACGCAGACCAATTTTTATCTCTCAGATCTATTTGATAAGAATCTCCACAAAAAATCATTTTTGAATCCTTACCTAATCTGCCTATTGCCATTGATAATTGAGATCTAGTTAGATTTTGAAATTCATCTACTATAACAACTGCATTGTCAAATGTTCTTCCTCGGAAATGTGCCAATGAACATAATTCGATTTGTTCTGACTTTTCCATCTTTTCTAATATATCAGGTTTATTATATACCTTGCGCATATTAGATCTAATCGGAACTAGCCATGGCTCCATCTTTTCACGTTCTGAGCCTGGGAGGAACCCATTATCTTCAGTTGATATTGTTGGTCTAGTAATTATTATCTTATTTACTTGTTTTTTGAAAAACATATCAAGTGCCACTTGTACCGCTAATAATGTTTTACCACTACCAGCCTTACCAACAATAAAGTTGAATGGGTGATCTAGAATTTGTGTTTTTGCTAACTTTTGTTCATCTGATAAAGATATTGAAAATCGGATGTTTCCTTTAGGAGGACTTTTTACCATATTACTTTTTACTGCCATTATGTGGCTCCTTTATGTTACAACTATTTAATATAAATATCTAATTGCACATGTAAAGCCAAAAAAAGGCCCTCCGAAGAGGGCCTTTCCTATATATTAACACTTAATAATTAATTATTAAATATTGTTCAATGCATGAACAAGTACTTTACCATAAAATTCTGGTCTTACAACTTTCTTAGCGTATCTAGTCATTACACCCTTTCTTGGAGTGAAGTTGTCTGGATCATATACTAATGGAGTCATAATAAGTGGAATGTATGGAGAATAAACAGCGCCTGTTTCTAGGAACTGTGATCCTCTATATCCCATCAATATAGCATTTTCAGTCATATATGGATTCTTGTAAACTTGGAATCTACTATTAATAGAACCAACTTTCTGTACACCCATTGCAAACTGTTGCTTGTCACCATCTGTATCAGCAGCATATCCAGGAATTGACTCTAGGATTGTTGCAACGGTTGGAGAACAAACTAGGAAGTTCGCACCTCCTCTCAATGTTAACTGATGAATCTTATTACTAACTTTCTGTATTTGCGTACCTAAAGTTTGGAACCAAGTACCTTGGTTATAAGCTTGACCTGCTGTCGCATCATCAACAAATGATGTTTTTGCTGGATCATACTTATATCCAATTTTTGCTGACCAATATGCAGTTGTCTGCGCATTGTTAATTAACATATCTAGGATCTCTAAATCAATTTCTTGCGAAACATATTCAGATAACATAGAAGTCAATTCAGCTTCTGCATCAATTGAATGATATGCATTCAAATCTTGAGCAAACTCTGGAGACCATACTGCTTTCAACTTACGTGTCTTAGCAACAATTGCCTCAGATCTCATTTCAAGATTGATTTCCGGGATGTCTAATGTTGACCCCGCATCTGCAGCATTCCTATTCAATGCATTTGAATCTTCAAAGTCACCTCTATCAGTTGCTGTAGGAGCTTTATGATATACAACATTCATTACCGCGGTACCGACTGCTTTATCTATAACAAAAGTTAATTGTGTTTTAGCAGAATTTAGCTTAGTGAATTCTGGATATACAGCTGATACATCAGTACCTACCAAATTGAAGCCTCTTACGCCTTCAGAATCAGGAGCAACTAAGTCAGAATATAATATAGTTACATTCGTAGCTGTTGAAGCAGATGCCGCTAACCATTCTGAATTAAAATTGACGTCTGTTAGTGATACAGATGATGTTACATATTTAGTTGTTGCAACAGTAGCATCAAGTGACATTGCCAAGTTTGATGATGTCACGTCATTGATAGAATATCCAAAACGACCTGCGCCGTAAAGACCTTCTACAGCGACATTAGTTCCATCACCCATACCTTTATCAGTTACACCGAACACAGAATCAAGTTGAGACGTTCTTCCGGAATCTGTTACGAAGTCATTACCTCCGGCTGTGCCCATAGTACCTTGCTTAGTTCCATATTTGAAATCTAAGTAAAATACTAGACCCGATGGTAGGTTCATTGGCTGAACACTTACAAAATCTTTGGCAGCAATTTCTGCAAAGATTCTTCTTACTAATGGAAGGGCTACACCCGACCACTCTTCTGCTGAAGCACCTCCTGTTGAGTTTGCTTCAGATACTAATTGCTTAGCTTGGTTCTCTAAGAGAACGGCCATGCCTTTTCTTTCTACCTCATTACTAAGTCCTTCCAAAAGACCGGTTCTTTTCCACTTGTTTTCAAGTTGGATTGCAACGGCGTTTTGGTTAGCATTAGTATTCTGAGGTAATAGTGAATTTACATTCATTTTTTCTTTCCTCTTTTTAAATTTACAGATTAGCTAACTTTTTCCATCTTGCAGCTAATTCAGCGCCTTCAGAAATTACTTTCTTTCTTGGTGCTGTTGAGCGGCTAGACTTTGAAGCGTAGCTTTCTTTAATTGTTCTTTTTGTTCTAGAAGGTCTTCCTCTGAATGATTCAGCCAATGTAGCAAATACTAATTTAACTTCGCGTAAGTTAGACGCTCTGTCAAAGTTTTCAATAACTTTCATTTTCTGACTTTCATTCATTGAATGGTTTCTAAACAATTTGTTTGAAAATAATAATTTTGCATTTAGAAGATTAACTTCATTAATTTTACTTCTTAAGAATTTGATAACAGTTATAGCTTCTTCAAGCTCCTTTTTTGGCTCACTTTCTTCAGCTTCGTCAGCTTCTGTAAAGGTTTCTTCTTCGTCACCATCTTCTTCCCTCAATGCATTGATGATTTCTTCTAATGAAGGGTCTTTTTCAGCAGGAGCTTCTTCAGCACCAGCTTCTTCATTGTAAAGAGGCTCATCCATCTCCTCTTCTTCAGCTACAGCTGGAGGAGTTTCTTCATCAGCCATCTCATCTTCAAGTTCTCTAATGATAGCTTCAAGTTCGAGATCTTCTTCAACAGGAGGTAGCTCTTCAGCAGCATGGTCATCTTCATCAACAGGTAGCTCTTCAGCTCCCATCATTTCTTCTTCGTCGACAGGTAGCTCTTCTGGGTGCATCTCTTCAGAAAATTCATCAGTAGGATCCTCATCGGCATCATTCATACCTCTGCCTTCTGCAGCAACAGGCTCTTCAACAGGCTCTTCCATGTCGAGTTCCTCTTCTTCAGCTATTCTAGCAGATAACATTGATTGGATTCTAGGGGTGAAGGCTTCTTCTAATGCAATTTTTGCATTTGCAAGTGCAGTTTCTCGTACGGCTTTAGCGTCTGCGATTGCTTCTTTTAACAAATTTGAATTTGTCATAGTTTTGTCCTTTTATTTAATTTGGAAATAAGGTTATTAAAAACCTCAATAGGAGTACTTAGTACTCATGTATAATTAGTAGAGTGACCGTATATTAGAATACGGTATCTTTTCATTAATATATATGCAACGGCCACAGAAAAGACTTACTAAAACGTAAAAAAGCGCCTCTCGGCGCTCAGTTACATATAAATTTTAAATTTAGTCGGCTATAATATTAGCTACCCATTGATGAAATCTTGCTCTTTTCATCTTCTCTCTTCTCTTTGCCGAGTCTGGTATATAATACCTCCTTTCTGCTAATTCTTCTAGTTTCCCGGAATCTTTCAATTCTTTTTTGAAAGACCTTAATGCTTGTCCAATATCGCCTTTAGGTTGATTTTTTGTAGGAACAACTTTAATTCCTACTCCGCCTGGTAATATAGATTTGAATCTTTTTTCTTGTTTGGTCATATAACTTATTTATTGTTAATTTATAATATAATATAATGAATTTTTTTTAAAAATCCTAATTAATCTTCGATGTTTATATCAGTATTTTTTGCTAATCTAGAAATCTTATTATAATTCATTTTCTTAAACGCTTTCGATGATATATTAAGATCTTCTTCTACATCAGGCTTTCCTTCATTGTCTTGAAGTGCCTCGCCAATTTTATAATAACGATTTAGTACAGAGCCCATATCATCGTATGCTGATTCCAACCTTTGTTGTAAGCCGCCCATTTCTGACGATGTCTTTTCAAACACTTTGAAGGCTTCATTCATTTGTTTCATGTGTCTTGATACTGTCACATTATCGAACCAATGTTCTGCTTCCGAAAGGGTCACCTTTTCGGCCTGTTCTACCACGCTTTGCAATGTTTTGGTGACCTCTTGTAGTCCGCCCTTGGAATATACCATCTCTCCTAACTTATGAAAGTTGGAGACTGCTTCTAAGAATGCATTTCTATCATCTTTAGACATTTTCACATCCTCATCTTCCCCAAGATACTTCTCATTAAGGGCATGTTTTAATAATCGGTCTTCATATTTTTTATACATTATAATCTCCTCTACGTTGTGCTTGATCCATCATCTTTCTAATACCATCTATTTGTTTCTGTGCGCCGTTGATGTATCTTCGCATTTGGTTTACTGCCTGCGCTGCTTTGTCACGGACCAATTCATATGCAGACTCATCATTCGAAAGCATATCTAACTCATAAACAATGTTTTCTTCAAGGCCATCGATAACGTCGGAGGCACTATCTATTCGGGCCAATGCGCCCTCATAATCAAATTCGCCGCTTTCTGTTCCATATTCTATTTCTTTAATAGGCTGCTTAGCTTGATATGTAGCACGAACACTATCCAATGTAGGCAACTTGTCTCCAAATTGTCTATTTTCATAGCCTGGCGTGCTTTCTAATAATTTTTTTAGTTTCATTATTACTCTCCCGATCTTTCTGGTGGTATGTTTCCAAATACATCAGGTCCGGTGGGCTTAATACCGTTTTGTCCGGACGTTGCATATTTGCTATTACCTCCTACCACGCCGGTATTTTTTGGTGCCGATTCAAATGCAAGTGTATCATATATCTCGCCGGTGCCTTTAACGCCCTTCTTATTATAAGGGCCAAATGTTGATTGTAAATCTTCTAATGCCATAATTAAAACTCCGTTATTATATCAGTTATTATTCTTTCTATCCCTACAAATTTATTTACAGAAACACTTCCTTTTGATTCATTTACTGGAGAAAGGAAAGCTCCGTGGGTCGATGGATTGGATACAAAATCAAATGCTATCAATTCAAAGTCTGGCTGTACTTCTAATGTTTCGCCAGATTCTCTCATTACCTCTTTAACAGATCCCATTCCTCTAGATGAAATACCTAATTTAATTCCGCATTTGAAAAGTTCTTTTAATATATTTCCAGCGGGCGTGCTTAATACTTCTACCGTGCCTATTAGGTCTTTGCCATTAAATTGCATATCTAAAACATTATGAGATACATTATTCAAATTTACAACTGAAGAATCTGGGTGGTCTAGTTCTCCTAATGCTCTACGTTCTTTAACAAATGTACCTGCGTACTTATTTGCTTCACGTACCAATGTTTCCATTGGATATACTCTACCATTTTGGTTCTTTGCTTCTGCGCGTTGAAGAACACCCTTTACTATCAACTTACCATTATTTTGTGCTAATGATTCATTTATTTGAGTAGGCGAAACTTCGAATAACGTATAATCTACTAATAATTGCTTATCCATTTTTTATCCCTTGCATAAATAGTCCGGAATTGATAAATGCACTCTGTTGATCAAACCTTTTACGTTCATCCGAATACTTTCGTTTTTGTTCTGTTAAGTTTAAATCTATGTTTTCTTTGGCTTTTGTAAATTGTTGCCAAGTTCTATCTGGTATCATCATTGTGAAAGTTCCTTTAATCTATTTGAAATTCTAGTCATTCTTTCATTGATTTTTGCAAACCTATTTCCGGTTGATTTCCAAAAATGGTTAGATTGGACTCCCATCTCTGTCTTTAATCTTAAATTGTTATTAACAACCTTTTCCATCAAACCTAGCATTTTATTAACTTCGCTAATTCCGCGATTAACTTTTTGTTGCGGCGTTGATGTAGGATCTTTTTTATAATCTCTATATGAAGTTTCATTTAACCCACTAGACATCCTCATCATTTTTTTATACATACTTTCTAATTTCACAGAATGTTTAGTTGTTTTTTTAGTTACTTTACTATCTGTTGAATT